ATGCAACTGACGTTCGGTGACGCCGAGGGCCTTGGCAAGCGCAAGCAGACCCGGCGCGAGATCTTCCTTGCGGAGATGGAGCGCATCGTGCCGTGGAAGCAACTGCTTGCCCTGATCGCGCCGCACTATCCGGTGTCAGGACGACCGGGTCGGCAGCCGTACGCGCTGGCGACGATGTTGCGGATTCATCTGTTGCAGCAGTGGTATGCGTTGAGCGATCCGGCGATGGAAGAGGCATTGCACGAGATCCCGACCCTGCGGCGTTTTGCCCAGCTCAGCGGCTTGGATAACGTTCCAGACGAGACCACGATTCTCAACTTTCGCCGTTTGCTGGAAACCCACGGCATTGCCGCGCGGATGCTGGAAGCGGTCAACGCCCATTTGTCGCGCAAGGGGCAGAGCCTGCGGTCGGGCACGATCGTCGATGCGACGCTGATCGCTGCGCCCAGTTCGACCAAGAATGCCGATCGTGCGCGCGACCCTGAGATGCATCAGACCAAGAAGGGCAACCAGTGGTATTTCGGGATGAAGGCGCATATTGGGGTGGATGAATTTTCCGGGCTGGTACACCACGTGCAGTGCACCGCAGCCAACGTGGCCGATGTCACGGTGACGCACGCATTGTTGCACGGGAAGGAAGACAGCGTGTTCGGCGACAGCGGCTACACCGGTGCGGAAAAACGCGACGAGTTGCAGAGCTGCGAGGCTGCATTTTTCATTGCCGCCAAGCGCTCCACGATTCAAGCCATTGGCAACAAGCGCGAGCGTGCTTGGGCAGAACGTTGGGAACACTTCAAAGCCAGCGTGCGCGCGAAGGTGGAGCACCCATTCCGGGTGATCAAGCGGCAGTTCGGCTACACCAAGGTGCGCTATCGCGGCCTGGCCAAGAACACCGCACAGGTGCAGACGTTATTTGCGCTGTCGAATCGGCAGTCTCAAGATTCAAGTGCAACACATGATTTGAGTGCTGCGATTTCTTCCTCCATCGCCTCGCTTGGTGTCTTCCATCCGAGCGTCTGACGAGGGCGGGTATTCATCAGCAGTGCGATGTGATTGAGATACTCCTGGCTGACAGTGGACAGGTCGGCGCCCTTGGGCAGGAATTGGCGCAGCAGGCCGTTGGTGTTCTCGTTACTCCCGCGCTGCCACGGCGCATGTGGATCAGCGAACCCCACGTCGATGTTCAATCCTTGCATCAGCTCGGCGTAGCACGTCAGCTCGGTACCGCGATCGTAGGTCAGGCTTGTCCGCATTGAGGCCGGCAGTTTCTTCATTTGCCGGGTAAACCCTTCCAGCGCATCTGCGGCCGTGCAGCCATCCATGCGGCACAGCACGACAAAGCGCGTCTTGCGTTCCACCAACGTGCCCACGCAAGAACGATTGAATGCACCCTTGATCAAGTCGCCCTCCCAATGACCTGGGACAAAGCGCGTCTGCACTTCTTCGGGGCGATGGACAATCCGCAACTCCTCCGGCACCCAGCTGCGTGTGGCCGCCGTTGTACGCCGCCATCCGCGTTTTGGTTTGTGCTGACGCAGGGCCTGGACCAGTTCCTTCTTCAAGCCCCCACGCGGATGCGCGTAGATGCTGGCGTAAATGGTTTCGTGGCTGACGCGCTGGGCAGGATCATCCGGATACATATGCGAGAGCTTGGCAGCAATCTGCTGGGGCGACCAGCGCCATAGCACCAGATGATCTCGCACCAGCTGGAATAACGGCGTTCCTGGCGTCAGTCGCCGCTGCCGGACGCTAAGCTGACGCCGTGCGCGGTAGCGCTTGCCCGCACTGCGCGCGCAATAGCTGGTACTGTCCTGCCTGGCCAATTCCCGACTCAATGTCGACGGGCTCCTGCCTAAAAGCCTGGAAATCGCGCGCACACTTTGACCGCGCCCCGTCTCGATCTGGAGCATTGCGCGCTCTTGCGCACTGAGGTGTTGATAGCTTTTTGACATGTGCATACCCTAACTGCTGAGAGGGTGTTGCACTTGGAAATTGAGTCTAACATCTGTGGATGGTGCGCCGGCACTTGCTGCCGGCCAGGGGATAATGCTGCCTGGCGGCAGCCAAAATCGCCAGAACGTTGCAAAAATCGCACCCGACTCAGAATTTTTCCAGTTATTGACATGCAAGAAGCTGGAATTTTAGAGGTTTGATGGGTTGTTCAGACCTTCCCTAACGGCCTTGGCGGGTCATATTCCCGCATAATTGGCGCTCGCCTGGGTCTCTGCACGTTCTGCGTAAGTGCGCGCTGCATTTGCTGCGTCGCCAGTTTCGATTCTCTTTCAAGCTGCGTCATCGCTTGCTGTGTCTCGTATCTGATGTAAAGCCCAACGACGATGCTATGCGCAAGTAGCGCTATGAACCCGCCAAGTGCAATCTGCCATCATAAGGTCTGATGACTCTGCTTCCCGATATCTGCGTTCCATGCCGCCTCCGATTTGTGAGCGTGAATTGTAGACTCAGGGTGTAGGGGCGACGCCCCTACGGATCACGTCCCGCAGGTAGATCACCTCTGCGCCTTCCCGGAGACCTGGTGGCAGTAGGCGTTCGCGGGCATGCCGCACGGCTCGATGTCGTAATTTTCTGGTGTGAAGAATCGATGTCCCTGAAAACCAAAACCGGCCCAAGGGCCGGTCAGGTCTACGCGCTCGTAGGTGTCAAACGTCATTGTCCAGTCCGCTTCCTGTGGAGGGACCGGCAGTAATAGGCCGCCACAGTGCAAAGCAGCGTCAACAGTAAGATTTCGCATAATGTATAGACGGTTGGCGTTATGGCGAGCGGGGAAAGGGCCGTCAGCAGCGCCTCATGCGCTCCTGTGTGCACGGCCAGGACCAGCAGCGCGACCACCGCGGCGGCCGCGCTTAGCCTGTCCAACACTGATCGCCATAACGCCTTTTCGGCTGGCGATGCCGCTGCTTCGGCATGGATCTTCGCCATCCATTCGCCGCCGTCCAGCTTTGCCAGCGCGCATATTTGCGCAATCCGTTCATCTGGCATCGGATTTCTGCCTTTCCGCCAGTTGCTAATCACGGCCCGTGTGACCCCCAGCCTTTGAGCTAAAGCATTGTCTGACGGGAGTTTTGCGCCCGTTCTTGCCCGATCAAGTAGTTCGTTCGCGCTCGGCATGTATGCGATTCCGTTGACAGGATGTTTTGCGAACAATATACATGTCCCGTGTTTGCAGAATTGCATACACCGCGCACCCCCGGTTCCCCTCCGGGGTCCGCGTCAAGCGGCAGGGGATAGGGAAAGGGGACATTTCGTGACGCATCATATTATCTTGGCCATCTGGCTGGTCCTGATCGCGTGCGCATACCTGCGCGCCGTGATCGCGTCGATTGCCTACCACCGCCAGGCCGCGTTCAACCGCCTTGACTCCGACTACCGCGCGTCCGCACTGGTCGCTAACGCCAAGCGCGATGTGCGTCGTGGCTGACTCCGCGTTTTTTACCTTCAAGTGTGATCGGTGTGGCCGGTTGGATCGCGCTGCCTTTTCGCATTGCACTGAAGAAGGTGTGTTGTGCGATGACTGCTTCGATGTCCTGTTCGATTCGCAGCCCCAGGACGGTGATCTGTGACCCCGTTGCTCGCCCTTTGCCTACCCTTTTCACCGGTCGCAGCCTGCAATCACACCGATGCAGGCCCGGCGCAGCCGGGTGGCCCGAGCAGTAACACGGGCCAAAAGTGTCAGACCGTCGAAGGTCTCTCAGCCCCGATAGTCGATTTCTGCACTTTGGTCTTTGACACCGATAAGGCCATCAAGGTGCTCAAGCGAATGAGCGTGCAAGACATGGTTTCCTACGTGTTTGGCACCTCGGGCAGCATCGTCGCTGGTGCGCTGGTCGAGCGCCTATGGAACTTCCGCTATCAGCGCAGTGCCATCCTTATCGATGAGACATCTAGCGTGTGTGGCCGGATTGGCATCTCCGACGCGGGCGAGGTCTGCATCAGCCTGACAGGGCAGGGGTGCACGCACGTTCCCAATTGGTCCTATGCCGAGCGCATTGCTGAGGACCTCGGCGCACACCTCACGCGCCTGGATGTCGCTGTTGATGACCACATGGGCGTGTCCTTTGACGTGGAGGAGTTTCGCAAGGCCTATCACGAAGGCGGGTTCACCATGAATGGTCGTCCTCCGCAGTCCAAGCACGTTAGCGACGAAGGAAGCAACAAGGGCTGCACGCTCTACGTCGGCCAGAAAGGCCACAAAGAGTTGTGTGTCTACGAGAAGGGCAAGCAGCTCGGGGACCCCGAAAGCAAGTGGGTTCGCTGCGAAGTGCGTCTCTACGCCAAACGGATGATTCTCCCGCTCAGTGCCATGTCAGATCCTGGTAAGCACTTTGCCAGCGCCTACACGCTGCTCGCTGATTTCGTGCTTGGAGAGCTCACCCGCTTTGAGCTCAAGGAACGCATGGTGTTCCCGTCAGTCAAGGCCATGATCGACTTCATCTACACGCAGGCCGGCAGCCCCCTGCGGGTTATTTGGAATGCGCTCAACACGCGCAGCCCCGAATACGCCATTGCGGTGTTGAACAGACACCTCAGCCATGACGGCGTACCCGGCCGTTTTAAGAACCTGCAGCAGCTCGATCTAGAGGTTCGCATCAGCAACCAGCTCGACGAGCTATTCCCCGACTGCGCCTAACCCACCGCGGCACCGTGTCGCTTGCGGCGCGGGGCCCAACACATCACCGCCACCGCACCGTGACGCGTCACGGAATTCCGCACCATCACCATCAAGGTATCCATCGCAATGAAGATCACGATCACCAGCCAACACGTCAACGAAAAGCACTGGGAAAAACAGGGTCGCAGCGGAATCATCCGCACCCAGGAAGCCATGGCCGAAACGTCCAAGTTTCGCCAGACCGTCCGCCTGGACCTGGGCAAGGAACCGCCCTACGAAAATGGCGTCTACGATTACAACCTCGAAGACAACGTGACAGTCAGCCGCTACGGCGATTTCGAGCTGCCACGCAAGCCGACCCTGGTGCGCGTCGACAAGCCCGCCCAGGTCGCGCAGCAGCCCGTCAAGGCCGCCTAAGGCATCGTCATGGGCTTCCTTGTCCTTCACTGCAAGGAAGCCGATTACAACGCTTCCACGCAGCAATGCGCAGCACCGTTTTACGCACCCGTGTCCAGTTTTCCTCCGCCGATGGACGCGGGCGAGGGTCTGGCTGTCTCCGCAATCATTGCGGGCAGCTGGGCTATCGGTTTCATGATTCGGCAGGGGCGTCGTCTCACTCTCGCTTGACCAACCAACCACCAAAGGAAAGCACCACATGAACACCAAAAACCGCGTTTTTTCCGCCCCGGCCAAGATCGTTGCAGGCGTCACCGCAGCGGCTGCAGCCGTGATGTCAGGGTCGGCATTCGCTACTGGCGAAGTCGCTGCCGCCATGACCGATGGCATCGACAAGGGCGACTTGCTTGCCGGTGGGGTCATCGTCCTGGGTGCCTGCGCCGTGATCGCAATGATCGGCCTGGGCCGTCGTCTGGCCAAGTAATCGGCTAGCCATGCAGACAGGGCAGGGCGGGGAATTCCCCGCCCTTTTTTGTGACGCAACATGAAAGGGGGAGTTATGGAATACGTCGGTTACTTCGTCATGATCGCGATCTTGGGGGCGGTATGGCTCGCACTGGACAGTTGAGCGTTATTGGCCGCGTGTTCGCGTCTGCCATCGCACGACGCCTCGCCTATGCGCTCGTTGCTGCCGTCCTTGCTTGGTGTGGGATGGGTCGTGCCGAGGCTGCTAACTTCCCAACGCAAGGCGATGCATACGCTGCATGCCTGTCTCGACTTGCTGCGTATGTAGCTTCGATGCCTTTCGGAAAGGATCAAGAATGTTTCATCGAGCCTGGCACTAGGGAGTATCACGGCCGATTTTTGACCAAGGACTGCAGCAGCTGCGCTTGGTATCTCGCTTACTACGGTGATTATTCCTGGTCTACAAGCTGCAAAAGCAAGCCCGACTACAATGGCCCATTTCCTGGCGCGCTGAGCGGCACGCCTGTGAGCGGCTCGTATCAGTGCAATAGCGGCTGCGTGCAGACCTGGACCCCTAATGCTGACGGGTCTTGGAATGGAACGTTTCTCGCTGACCAAATCTGCAATCCGGACAACAATAACTGCGGCGGCCCATTTCATTACAACGTCAATCTTGCGATGTGCGAGCCAGACCCGCCTGCCGAATGCCCTAAGGGCCAGATCAAGAAGGCCAACGGCCAATGCACGCCGAACGAGTGTCCTGAGGGGATGACGTTGCAGCAGGACGGCACCTGTGGCCCGTCCAACAACGAGTGTCCCGCAGGACAGATCAAGTCGCCTGCAGGCGGCTGCTTGCCCGGTGATGGCCAGTGCGCCAAGGGCGAGGTGCGTGGACCCGATGGTACTTGCAAGAAAGATGGCGATGGCGACGGCGAACCAGATAAGCCCGGTGAGGGCGATAAGAGTCAGTTTTCGGGCGGTGACGATTGCAGCTCGCCGCCCAGCTGTAGTGGCGACGCCATCATGTGTGGCCAGGCGCGGATCCAGTGGCGCATCGACTGCAACACGCGCAAGAATCGCAACGTCAGCGGTGGCACGTGCAATGCTGCGCCCGCCTGCACGGGCGAGAAATGCGATGCGGTGGAGTACGCGTCCATGATGTTCCAGTGGCGCAGTGCATGCGCTGCCGAGAAGCTCCTGGCGATGGGCAACGGCGGTGGCAATGGCGAGCAGCCAGCCTGGACGAAGGTTGGCGGCATGTCCCAGGATCCTGGCGCTGGCGCATCTGCAGGCGACACCAAGGTACTCACCACCAAGAAGATCGGCATCGACGACCTCGATCAATCCGGCTTCGGTGGTGGTGGATCCTGTCCAGGATTTGAAGCCGCCAGCGGCGGTGTGATCGCTAACGCGTACTCCGCCACCTTTGCTTCACCACCGCCCATGTGGTGCACCTTCATTGCACGCCTACGCGCAAGCCTCATCGTCGTCTCTGCGTGCGTCTCTGTCTTCATTCTCGCTAGGGGAGCTGGCTGATATGCCCATGATTATCGGGGCGCTTGTCAGCGCCCTCCTGCAGGCGCTACGCACGTATTTGCCCGGCATCGTCGGTCGCGTGCTGATCGCCTTCGGCATCGGCTTTGTTGCACACGAAGTTGCACTGCCATCGCTCAAGGCATTCATTGCCGGGTGGTTGCCTGGTCTGGGCGCTGTGGGCGTCGCTTACTGGGACGCCAGCGGCATCGGCGTGTCCGTGACCATGATCCTTTCCGCCATCGCCGCATCGGTGTCGCAGAAAGCCATTCTCTCCAAGCTGGTGAAATCCTAATGGCCCTCTATCTCGTTACCGGCCAGCCTGGCCACGGCAAGACCGCCTATGCAATCGACAAGGCGTTTGCGTTCAAGAAAGAAGGGCGTGAGATCTACGCGCACGGCATCAAGGACTTCGACTACGAGCGGGCAGGGTGGAAGCACCTCGAAGACCCGACAAAGTGGCAGGACTGCCCAGATGGTGCGGTGATCATCCTGGACGAGTGCTACACCGTTTTTCCGAACCGCAACCCAGGTGCGAAGGTGCCTGAGCATGTGGAGCCAATGGCGCGCCATCGCCATCGCGGCTTTGACTTCATCTTGATCGCGCAGCAGGGCCTGCAGCTGGATCCGTTCTTGCGTGGGCTCTACGAGGAGCACTGTCATGTGCGGCAGACCTCGATCATGAAGAGCAAAACCAAGCTAAAGAAGTGGGACGCCTACCAGGGTAACGTCGCTGGCCCGTGCGGAAACATTGTCGATTGGGTGCGTCCCAAGTACGTGTTCGACTACTACACGTCGACCACGTTGGTCACTACCAAGCGCAGCATTCCCACCTGGGTGAAGATGGTGGGCGTGGGTGTGCTCATCATCGTGTTGGCCCTTTACTACTTGAAGCACAGCTATAGCGCGAAGGTCGACAAACTCCACGAGGAAGCCGCGATGACACACAGCGGCACCGGGGTGTCTGGAGCTTTAGCGAAGGGCGCACCGGGGCCGCGTACCTACGACACACCCACCGACTACGCAAAGGCGCATGTCGCGCGGTTCGCGACGATGCCGTGGACCGCACCGATCTACGACGGTGGAGTTCCTGCAGGTCAGCCGCAGCTGTACTGCATGTCCAGCCTGGCCGGCACAGACGCGCAGGGCGTGCACAAGGAAGCGTCCTGCAGCTGCATGACAGAGCAGGGCACCAAGTACGAGATGAGCCAGCCAGAGTGCCGCACGGTGGCCAGGAACAGCACGCCTTATAACCCGTACAAGCAGCCTGTTGCACCGCCGCCGCCGTATGTGCCGCCCGTCGAGCCGGTGCACGACCAGGTGGCCACCGCGCCTGGCGCGCTGATCGGATCTACTTCCCGAGCTGTAGGCACGTTCCCAGAGTCCAAGCCGTACCAGACCGCGACAACGATTCCAGATACTACCGCGCAGCTGTAATTTCCTGACGCGTCATATAACTAACCATCATTAGACTTTTATGACGCGTCAGATTAATATAGATCCATCGAAACAACGGATGACTCAGATGCGCGACGACAAAGACCCCGGCACCATCGAAATGCAGCTACCCAAGCGTCGTGGCCGTCCGCCCGCCAATGGCGTTGCAGCGCAGACCGCCGCCGATCTGAGCAGGGCGTATCGCCAACGGCGTAGGGCAGCGGTGAACAACTACAAGCGTGGCGAGGTGCTGACCGACATGCAGCTTCTGGACCGCCTGCGCCGTGCGATCACCAGTGGCAACGCCCAGCTCGCAGGTATCTACGCGCGCGATATGCAGGAGCGCTACCCCTACGATGTATGACGCGTCATAAAATATCAATTGCGTTTCGTTGACAGCCCCTGCGGGGCGTAGTCACAGGGGCGCGGCTGTTCGCCTGGATCTGTCAGTTCGCATGTAGCCGGGGTGTAGGGGCAGCGCCCCTACGGATAACGCCTCACCCGCGCCGTGGACGCCTCCGCCCCCGTCCAGTCGGGCTGCGCTTGCCTCTGGCGGCTAACCCCGGATTCCCCCCACTGATAACCGCTTTTCACGCCTGCGCCGGAGGACGTCCCGGAGGTAGATCACGTTGGCGTCTGCAGAAATCCGCGACCCCGGAGACCTTGTGGCAGTAGGCGTTCGCGGGTTCGCCGAGCGCGCATTGCGTTCTTCAGACATCATCAGCGACCACTCCCGTGCGATGGCACAGGTCAGCGCCCAGTACCGCATGCCGCACGGCTCGATGTCGTAATTTTCTGGTGTGAAGAATCGATGTCCCTGAAAACCAAAACCGGCCCAAGGGCCGGTCAGGTCTACGCGCTCGTAGGTGTCAAATGTCATTGTCCAGTCCGCTTCCTGTGGAGGGACCGGCAGTAATAGGCTGCTGCCATGCAAAGCAGCGTCAACAGCACGATTTCGCATAATGTATAGACGGTTGGCGTTATGGCGAGCGGGGAAAGGGCCGTCAGCAGCGCCTCATGCGCTCCTGTGTGCACGGCCAGGACCAGCAGCGCGACCACCGCGGCGGCCGCGCTTAGCCTGTCCAACACTGATCGCCATAACGCCTTTTCGGCTGGCGATGCCGCTGCTTCGGCATGGATCTTCGCCATCCATTCGCCGCCGTCCAGCTTTGCCAGCGCGCATATTTGCGCAATCCGTTCATCTGGCATCGGATTTCTGCCTTTCCGCCAGTTGCTAATCACGGCCCGTGTGACCCCCAGCCTTTGAGCTAAAGCATTGTCTGACGGGAGTTTTGCGCCCGTTCTTGCCCGATCAAGTAGTTCGTTCGCGCTCGGCATGTATGCGATTCCGTTGACAGGATGTTTTGCGAACAATATACATGTCCCGTGTTTGCAGAATTGCATACACCGCGCACCCCCGGTTCCCCTCCGGGGTCCGCGTCAAGCGGCAGGGGATAGGGAAAGGGGACATTTCGTGACGCATCATATTATCTTGGCCATCTGGCTGGTCCTGATCGCGTGCGCATACCTGCGCGCCGTGATCGCGTCGATTGCCTACCACCGCCAGGCCGCGTTCAACCGCCTTGACTCCGACTACCGCGCGTCCGCACTGGTCGCTAACGCCAAGCGCGATGTGCGTCGTGGCTGACTCCGCGTTTTTTACCTTCAAGTGTGATCGGTGTGGCCGGTTGGATCGCGCTGCCTTTTCGCATTGCACTGAAGAAGGTGTGTTGTGCGATGACTGCTTCGATGTCCTGTTCGATTCGCAGCCCCAGGACGGTGATCTGTGACCCCGTTGCTCGCCCTTTGCCTACCCTTTTCACCGGTCGCAGCCTGCAATCACACCGATGCAGGCCCGGCGCAGCCGGGTGGCCCGAGCAGTAACACGGGCCAAAAGTGTCAGACCGTCGAAGGTCTCTCAGCCCCGATAGTCGATTTCTGCACTTTGGTCTTTGACACCGATAAGGCCATCAAGGTGCTCAAGCGAATGAGCGTGCAAGACATGGTTTCCTACGTGTTTGGCACCTCGGGCAGCATCGTCGCTGGTGCGCTGGTCGAGCGCCTATGGAACTTCCGCTATCAGCGCAGTGCCATCCTTATCGATGAGACATCTAGCGTGTGTGGCCGGATTGGCATCTCCGACGCGGGCGAGGTCTGCATCAGCCTGACAGGGCAGGGGTGCACGCACGTTCCCAATTGGTCCTATGCCGAGCGCATTGCTGAGGACCTCGGCGCACACCTCACGCGCCTGGATGTCGCTGTTGATGACCACATGGGCGTGTCCTTTGACGTGGAGGAGTTTCGCAAGGCCTATCACGAAGGCGGGTTCACCATGAATGGTCGTCCTCCGCAGTCCAAGCACGTTAGCGACGAAGGAAGCAACAAGGGCTGCACGCTCTACGTCGGCCAGAAAGGCCACAAAGAGTTGTGTGTCTACGAGAAGGGCAAGCAGCTCGGGGACCCCGAAAGCAAGTGGGTTCGCTGCGAAGTGCGTCTCTACGCCAAACGGATGATTCTCCCGCTCAGTGCCATGTCAGATCCTGGTAAGCACTTTGCCAGCGCCTACACGCTGCTCGCTGATTTCGTGCTTGGAGAGCTCACCCGCTTTGAGCTCAAGGAACGCATGGTGTTCCCGTCAGTCAAGGCCATGATCGACTTCATCTACACGCAGGCCGGCAGCCCCCTGCGGGTTATTTGGAATGCGCTCAACACGCGCAGCCCCGAATACGCCATTGCGGTGTTGAACAGACACCTCAGCCATGACGGCGTACCCGGCCGTTTTAAGAACCTGCAGCAGCTCGATCTAGAGGTTCGCATCAGCAACCAGCTCGACGAGCTATTCCCCGACTGCGCCTAACCCACCGCGGCACCGTGTCGCTTGCGGCGCGGGGCCCAACACATCACCGCCACCGCACCGTGACGCGTCACGGAATTCCGCACCATCACCATCAAGGTATCCATCGCAATGAAGATCACGATCACCAGCCAACACGTCAACGAAAAGCACTGGGAAAAACAGGGTCGCAGCGGAATCATCCGCACCCAGGAAGCCATGGCCGAAACGTCCAAGTTTCGCCAGACCGTCCGCCTGGACCTGGGCAAGGAACCGCCCTACGAAAATGGCGTCTACGATTACAACCTCGAAGACAACGTGACAGTCAGCCGCTACGGCGATTTCGAGCTGCCACGCAAGCCGACCCTGGTGCGCGTCGACAAGCCCGCCCAGGTCGCGCAGCAGCCCGTCAAGGCCGCCTAAGGCATCGTCATGGGCTTCCTTGTCCTTCACTGCAAGGAAGCCGATTACAACGCTTCCACGCAGCAATGCGCAGCACCGTTTTACGCACCCGTGTCCAGTTTTCCTCCGCCGATGGACGCGGGCGAGGGTCTGGCTGTCTCCGCAATCATTGCGGGCAGCTGGGCTATCGGTTTCATGATTCGGCAGGGGCGTCGTCTCACTCTCGCTTGACCAACCAACCACCAAAGGAAAGCACCACATGAACACCAAAAACCGCGTTTTTTCCGCCCCGGCCAAGATCGTTGCAGGCGTCACCGCAGCGGCTGCAGCCGTGATGTCAGGGTCGGCATTCGCTACTGGCGAAGTCGCTGCCGCCATGACCGATGGCATCGACAAGGGCGACTTGCTTGCCGGTGGGGTCATCGTCCTGGGTGCCTGCGCCGTGATCGCAATGATCGGCCTGGGCCGTCGTCTGGCCAAGTAATCGGCTAGCCATGCAGACAGGGCAGGGCGGGGAATTCCCCGCCCTTTTTTGTGACGCAACATGAAAGGGGGAGTTATGGAATACGTCGGTTACTTCGTCATGATCGCGATCTTGGGGGCGGTATGGCTCGCACTGGACAGTTGAGCGTTATTGGCCGCGTGTTCGCGTCTGCCATCGCACGACGCCTCGCCTATGCGCTCGTTGCTGCCGTCCTTGCTTGGTGTGGGATGGGTCGTGCCGAGGCTGCTAACTTCCCAACGCAAGGCGATGCATACGCTGCATGCCTGTCTCGACTTGCTGCGTATGTAGCTTCGATGCCTTTCGGAAAGGATCAAGAATGTTTCATCGAGCCTGGCACTAGGGAGTATCACGGCCGATTTTTGACCAAGGACTGCAGCAGCTGCGCTTGGTATCTCGCTTACTACGGTGATTATTCCTGGTCTACAAGCTGCAAAAGCAAGCCCGACTACAATGGCCCATTTCCTGGCGCGCTGAGCGGCACGCCTGTGAGCGGCTCGTATCAGTGCAATAGCGGCTGCGTGCAGACCTGGACCCCTAATGCTGACGGGTCTTGGAATGGAACGTTTCTCGCTGACCAAATCTGCAATCCGGACAACAATAACTGCGGCGGCCCATTTCATTACAACGTCAATCTTGCGATGTGCGAGCCAGACCCGCCTGCCGAATGCCCTAAGGGCCAGATCAAGAAGGCCAACGGCCAATGCACGCCGAACGAGTGTCCTGAGGGGATGACGTTGCAGCAGGACGGCACCTGTGGCCCGTCCAACAACGAGTGTCCCGCAGGACAGATCAAGTCGCCTGCAGGCGGCTGCTTGCCCGGTGATGGCCAGTGCGCCAAGGGCGAGGTGCGTGGACCCGATGGTACTTGCAAGAAAGATGGCGATGGCGACGGCGAACCAGATAAGCCCGGTGAGGGCGATAAGAGTCAGTTTTCGGGCGGTGACGATTGCAGCTCGCCGCCCAGCTGTAGTGGCGACGCCATCATGTGTGGCCAGGCGCGGATCCAGTGGCGCATCGACTGCAACACGCGCAAGAATCGCAACGTCAGCGGTGGCACGTGCAATGCTGCGCCCGCCTGCACGGGCGAGAAATGCGATGCGGTGGAGTACGCGTCCATGATGTTCCAGTGGCGCAGTGCATGCGCTGCCGAGAAGCTCCTGGCGATGGGCAACGGCGGTGGCAATGGCGAGCAGCCAGCCTGGACGAAGGTTGGCGGCATGTCCCAGGATCCTGGCGCTGGCGCATCTGCAGGCGACACCAAGGTACTCACCACCAAGAAGATCGGCATCGACGACCTCGATCAATCCGGCTTCGGTGGTGGTGGATCCTGTCCAGGATTTGAAGCCGCCAGCGGCGGTGTGATCGCTAACGCGTACTCCGCCACCTTTGCTTCACCACCGCCCATGTGGTGCACCTTCATTGCACGCCTACGCGCAAGCCTCATCGTCGTCTCTGCGTGCGTCTCTGTCTTCATTCTCGCTAGGGGAGCTGGCTGATATGCCCATGATTATCGGGGCGCTTGTCAGCGCCCTCCTGCAGGCGCTACGCACGTATTTGCCCGGCATCGTCGGTCGCGTGCTGATCGCCTTCGGCATCGGCTTTGTTGCACACGAAGTTGCACTGCCATCGCTCAAGGCATTCATTGCCGGGTGGTTGCCTGGTCTGGGCGCTGTGGGCGTCGCTTACTGGGACGCCAGCGGCATCGGCGTGTCCGTGACCATGATCCTTTCCGCCATCGCCGCATCGGTGTCGCAGAAAGCCATTCTCTCCAAGCTGGTGAAATCCTAATGGCCCTCTATCTCGTTACCGGCCAGCCTGGCCACGGCAAGACCGCCTATGCAATCGACAAGGCGTTTGCGTTCAAGAAAGAAGGGCGTGAGATCTACGCGCACGGCATCAAGGACTTCGACTACGAGCGGGCAGGGTGGAAGCACCTCGAAGACCCGACAAAGTGGCAGGACTGCCCAGATGGTGCGGTGATCATCCTGGACGAGTGCTACACCGTTTTTCCGAACCGCAACCCAGGTGCGAAGGTGCCTGAGCATGTGGAGCCAATGGCGCGCCATCGCCATCGCGGCTTTGACTTCATCTTGATCGCGCAGCAGGGCCTGCAGCTGGATCCGTTCTTGCGTGGGCTCTACGAGGAGCACTGTCATGTGCGGCAGACCTCGATCATGAAGAGCAAAACCAAGCTAAAGAAGTGGGACGCCTACCAGGGTAACGTCGCTGGCCCGTGCGGAAACATTGTCGATTGGGTGCGTCCCAAGTACGTGTTCGACTACTACACGTCGACCACGTTGGTCACTACCAAGCGCAGCATTCCCACCTGGGTGAAGATGGTGGGCGTGGGTGTGCTCATCATCGTGTTGGCCCTTTACTACTTGAAGCACAGCTATAGCGCGAAGGTCGACAAACTCCACGAGGAAGCCGCGATGACACACAGCGGCACCGGGGTGTCTGGAGCTTTAGCGAAGGGCGCACCGGGGCCGCGTACCTACGACACACCCACCGACTACGCAAAGGCGCATGTCGCGCGGTTCGCGACGATGCCGTGGACCGCACCGATCTACGACGGTGGAGTTCCTGCAGGTCAGCCGCAGCTGTACTGCATGTCCAGCCTGGCCGGCACAGACGCGCAGGGCGTGCACAAGGAAGCGTCCTGCAGCTGCATGACAGAGCAGGGCACCAAGTACGAGATGAGCCAGCCAGAGTGCCGCACGGTGGCCAGGAACAGCACGCCTTATAACCCGTACAAGCAGCCTGTTGCACCGCCGCCGCCGTATGTGCCGCCCGTCGAGCCGGTGCACGACCAGGTGGCCACCGCGCCTGGCGCGCTGATCGGATCTACTTCCCGAGCTGTAGGCACGTTCCCAGAGTCCAAGCCGTACCAGACCGCGACAACGATTCCAGATACTACCGCGCAGCTGTAATTTCCTGACGCGTCATATAACTAACCATCATTAGACTTTTATGACGCGTCAGATTAATATAGATCCATCGAAACAACGGATGACTCAGATGCGCGACGACAAAGACCCCGGCACCATCGAAATGCAGCTACCCAAGCGTCGTGGCCGTCCGCCCGCCAATGGCGTTGCAGCGCAGACCGCCGCCGATCTGAGCAGGGCGTATCGCCAACGGCGTAGGGCAGCGGTGAACAACTACAAGCGTGGCGAGGTGCTGACCGACATGCAGCTTCTGGACCGCCTGCGCCGTGCGATCACCAGTGGCAACGCCCAGCTCGCAGGTATCTACGCGCGCGATATGCAGGAGCGCTACCCCTACGATGTATGACGCGTCATAAAATATCAATTGCGTTTCGTTGACAGCCCCTGCGGGGCGTAGTCACAGGGGCGCGGCTGTTCGCCTGGATCTGTCAGTTCGCATGTAGCCGGGGTGTAGGGGCAGCGCCCCTACGGATAACGCCTCACCCGCGCCGTGGACGCCTCCGCCCCCGTCCAGTCGGGCTGCGCTTGCCTCTGGCGGCTAACCCCGGATTCCCCCCCACTGATAACCGCTTTTCACGCCTGCGCCGGAGGACGTCCCGGAGGTAGATCACGTTGGCGTCTGCAGAAATCCGCGACCCCGGAGACCTTGTGGCAGTAGGCGTTCGCGGGTTCGCCGAGCGCGCATTGCGTTCTTCAGACATCATCAGCGACCACTCCCGTGCGATGGCACAGGTCAGCGCCCAGTACCGCATGCCGCACGGCTCGATGTCGTAATTTTCTGGTGTGAAGAATCGATGTCCCTGAAAACCAAAACCGGCCCAAGGGCCGGTCAGGTCTACGCGCTCGTAGGTGTCAAATGTCATTGTCCAGTCCGCTTCCTGTGGAGGGACCGGCAGTAATAGGCTGCTGCCATGCAAAGCAGCGTCAACAGCACGATTTCGCATAATGTATATTATGTCAAGGCTGGTGCGACGCCTGTTGAGCTCGTTTGCTGCTACGCTCACACCGTGGCGGGGACGATGGCAAGCCGAATGGAGATCGGTGCATGCGTAATCGAAAACTGACCGGCCAATGGGCCGGTTTTTCGTTCCAGAACGGATACCTCATTACACCAGAGGGCCGAGCCATGGAGCCGTGGCAGCTGAGCTACCTATCACTGACCTGCGATATCGCACGCGAGTGGACGAAGATGATGGATGAGGGACGGTCGAAAACCCGGCCTAAACGTCCGGCGAACGTCATTTTCATTAGGGATCGGTTCAGAAAAAAGATTGAAAAAAAGCCCGGTCCTCAGGTGGTGGCTACCGGCTTTGCGGCGGAATGCGCAGGATCATCGTTGCCGAAGGCGCGGAAACGTAAAGGCCGCGTATGAAGCGTTGTCCGTAGGGGCGATGCCCCTACACCCCTACAATGCCGGCTCATCTTCATGGGGGCCGTATGAGCTACAGACCGCAGAACAACCACGACGGGCTATGGTGGGAAATCGCCCTGGGCATCTTTGTGGGCCAGCTGATGACCGCAGCGTTTGCCGGCGTGGTGGCGCTGTGCCTGGGCTACTTCACCCTGCGCAGCATCAGCGCAGCGCTACCGACAGTCGCGCCACAACCGCTATACACACCCCGCTCCCAGCGCGCAGAGCCGCCAACGCTGCAACTGCGACCACTGGAATCGGACGAGCGATGCATTCAGCACAAACGATTCCGCAGACTGTCGAACGGCTGGCAGGAGTTGCCAAACGATCCATGCTAGAAATTAGACTTTCGTGACGCGTCACGTATACGTATACGTCGATCGACAATACTTTTCGTGACGCATCACGATTTCATTTCATGAGCACGCATGCGCAGATCAGCAAGCAATGCAAGCGCGGTGTTGGCCTCGCCCTTCGCGAAAGCATAGCGCAGCGAGTCGATAGCAGCCGCAATAGACGCCTCCTTCTCAGGCTGGCCGATATAGGCCATTGCGTCCTGCTTGCGCTTGCGCCGGTAGTCCCTCGCACGCTCGGCGGCGCTCATGGCCTCGCCGTACTTGGGTGGCCTGCCCTGCTTGCGCGGCAGTTGCATTTCGACGGTGCCAGGGTCTTTTTCGTCACGCATCACGTTACTCCTTTCGATGCGTTTATATTATCGTGATGCGTCACTAAAGTCTAATGACGATTAGTTATGTGATGCGTCACGAAACTGAGCCTGCGCGGTGGTATCTGGATTGGAGAGAATGGCTTTCTGCGACACCGATGCGGCGATGGCGGAAAGGATCATGGTCTACGCTGTTACTTGCAAGCGTCTTGGACTGCGTTATCCCAATAGCTGGAAAGCGCGAAGGAGCGATGCAAGCCGGCAGCTTCATAGGCTGCACGACGCCCCTCTTTGGCAACCTCACAAGCATAGCGATCCTTGGAAGAACTGGCAGACACATAGGTGCCAGAACCGGAACGGACAGGAGAAGCATTCCGGGCGCGAAGCTGCGCAGCGGTACGGGCAAGCCTTTGCCTCAACGCCGGGTTATCCGGGTCCGGATGCGCATCCCATTGCTTTGCGGTAACGCCTGGGCACGGCGCCGACTGGTAAACGACTTGCTTACCGCTCACGCACTTGAAAACCTGCTGGGCGCTGGCCGGCGCGGAAGCCACAAAGAGCACAACAAGAACCGCACGAATATCCATAACCCCTCCCCTTGAGAGCGGGATTCTACCTACATCTGTAGGGTGGTTGGCGGCGTCGTGGTGTTCGTGGTGTAGGCCTTGTTGTCCGGGAACGTGCCCTGCGTGCGCGGCCCGTACTCAATGACACTGCCTCGCACCCGGTTGCGGTCAGCGCCGCTGCCGTCACTCCCTGCGGTCGCAACGCCAGCAGCGCCGCCGCTTCCATCCGGGGTCATGTTGTAGAGCCGTGCGTCCTTCTCGCGAATGGGCGCAGTCCAGGGCCACGCCGTGGCCACCATGATGTGCTTGCCGGCTGACAAACGAACGCCATACGTGACGACGCTGACGCTATAGCCCAGGGCGCGCAGCTGCGTCAGATCCAATTGCTCAATAACGTTATTGCTCTCATCGATCCATTGGATCCACGCCCGGTCGTGATCCCCTACCCGCGCACGCGCTGACAGCCGGATACGGCCCTTGTTGGCAAGCTCAGCGACATAGCGCTGTTCCTGCGTGAGATCGGCGAGCAGATCGGGCGGCGGCGGTTGAATGGGCACGCTTGGCGCGCCATTTGCCAAGGCCGCACCAACGTGCGTGGGCTTGTTCGTCTGGCTGGCCGAGGACACCGGCTTGTTGGGGTCGGAGCGATCTTTGGTGAAGTAGTGCACGAAGAAGTAGATGCCCACACCACCGACGATGATGAAGATGACAGCACGCACCGCCATCGCTGCCCAGACGTTTTTGCCGCCCTCTTCGTAGACCTCGGTGTTTTCGGCACCAGGCGCATAGCCGTCATACAGCGGAAAAATCGCCGAGTCGTACTTGAGCGTCTGCCCGCCCACCTTCTCGAACTTGCCAGGCGAAGTGGTGTGGAAATACGTCACACGATAGCGGCCCTTCATGCCGATAGCGGTGAGCTTCTGGAACGTGTTTTTCTTCTCGATACGGGCTTTGACCGCAGAGTGCAGGCGGTTGATCCACTGCGTCATGATGACGGCGTCGCCGCCGTTCTGGCCGAGCAGCGCCCAAAAATTCTCCACTGCCGGAGCGAGCGGCTTGCGCTCGTTGACGTAGAACTCGTGAACCTCATCGATCACTACCAACGCATCTTTGAATTCGTCTGGAATGCACCACTTGCCCGACTCATCCTGCGTGCACGCAAAGAGCTTGGCGACATCCTTGGTGTCGACCAACACGAGCAGCTGTTGCACATCGCTTTCGGCCATGCCCAGGTGCTTGGCAATGCGATCAAACCGCAAGCCGTTGAGACGTGCGAACACGCGCCGGCCCTTCTTGAGCGCGGGGAGGATGTGATTCTTTACCGCGTCGTAGCTCTTGCCAGCACGCGGCACACCTTCGTTGAAAACTAGCATGTCACCAAATCCCGAGCGTCAGCACGCGTCGCACCAGATAGAACACCATGGCCGCGCCGATCATCACCAGCGCAGGCCCGATCTTAAACACATCGGCGAACCACAAGATTGTGCCGCCGGCGTTACCGAGCATGCCGCCGATGCTCTGGCCCTTCATGAAGTCCGGCATGGGTAACAACGTCAACACGTAGAGAATGGCCGCCAGCGACTTTTCCAGGAACATCACGAACAGGTCGCCCACGAAATCGACAATCGCCTGCCATACCAGTTTGACGGCACGCCAAAGCCATGCGGTCAAATCGTTGAACCAACCTGCTTGCATATCGTCTCCCCAAGTCAAAGCATCAACGCCGAAATTCAGAAATGAAGTCGGAATACCCATACCAAACCGCTTTTAAGGCACGTAATAGACGCGACGTGAAATCATTGAACCAACCTGCTTGCATATTGTTGTCCTCAGGTCACAGCGATGCGCAACGCGGCGTATGCGGCAATGGCGAGGATCACCCAACCAGCTGCACGAAGAAACGCAAGGAAATCGCCGCCACAATGAAAGTTGATCGTCATGGCGTCCCAAAACTTAGACCCCGCCAGTGAAAACACCGGACACGAACCGCCAGACGGAACTTTCATGAAATTCGTGATGCCGGCAACCATAGGTGTAGCCCGCACCTGCGTATTGAATTTGCTCAGCACAGACTCAGCAGTCTTGTCGCTTTTCTTGTAAAGCTCGGACATGGGAGCGCCTTCGCCGCCTTCACCATCACCGGGCGTCTTACCATCACCATGGCCATCACCATGGCCATCACCATCACCATGGCCATCACCATCACCATGGCCATCACCACCACCATGGCCATCACCACCACCATGGCCATCACCATCACCATGGCCATCACCACCACCATGGCCATCACCACCACCATGGCCATCACCATCACCATGGCCATCACCACCACCATGGCCATCACCACCACCATGGCTACCGCCGTCTCCACCGCCGTCACCGCCACCATCGGAACCACCATCACCGGGCTTCGAAGGTGGCGCATCACCAACAGAACACGTGGCACCGCTGGGATACATGCCATTGCCCTTTTCACCGCCGATAGTGAAGTTGTAGAAGCAGCCATCGTCACAACTGGCACCACTACCATCAGAAGAACTTGCCCCGATCATTGGGGGGCGGCCAGAACACAATTTCCCGAAGTACCAACGCCGCGAGTTACGAAAACCTGTCTCGACATTTTCATTGTTCCGGCAACGCACCTCAACGCCATAGCGATTTGCGCTATCCAAATACACCTCATAGCTCACCATGACCCATGTGCCGACGCTAGTGCAGTAGCCAGCAGCGCTGGCGTCAGCTGACGCATTCTGGTACGCCTGACCCTGATCGCAACCGTTAATCACAGGCGTGCAAGGCGCTATGTCCTCGGCTGCTGCACCCGTAACAAATAACAGCCCAAGAACGATCACTAGGAGCCAACGCATCACGCATCCAACCCCTTGACGCCTGCCCAGCCACACAGCGCGCCCATGAATCCACAGAACAAGAGAACGATCATCGCCCTACCCCTGAAAGAGAGAGGGCGACACCGAAGCGCCGCCCTGCCCTCACCACCATTAGCCGAAGAAGCTTGCAACCTTCTTGGCACCCCACTTGGTAAAGCCAACCAACGCGATCAGCGCGGCAGCACCAACAACAGCAGTCACGGCATCACCCGCACTCAGACCCGACAAAATCTTATCCATGTTTCTCTCCTAATTAATTGATGACTGAATTACCGGTCATTAAACATGCCTGCGACGCTGCCGGCGAGGCGTCCCAGGACGAACCACACGATCACCACACCGCAGCAGCCGGTGGACCACGCCACGGCGTCCTCCTTGCTGGGCATTGCGAACGCTTCTTGCACCAGCGCGTACACGCTGTATTCGCTACCAGTGACCAACACGTAACCGCTGCACTCGCCAACCGATTGGCCGGTGGGCACCAACGTGCCATCCGCTCGCAGGGCTACGCACACGGCCATGGGTTAGGCCGCCACGCGTGCAGGCGCTTTGACCGCGCGCAAGACCTGGAACTTGCTGTAATTGATCGCGCCCTTATTGACAGTCACCATGGCTTCGATATCGAGCTCATAATCACCAGGCTGATAGGCAGGCTGACCCTTCTCCAAACGCACATCCAGGGGATATGCGAACCCGCAAGCTTCTAACTTGGCTTTCTGCTTCCGTGTGGTGTATTCCCGATCCTTACCCTCGTCATCCTTGAACGTGCCCGCACGCTCATCGACTTCGGCGCTCAATACAGTGACTTTGATTCCGCTCATGGTGTTACCCCTTCTAAGGTTTGATTGATGCCCGCGATTTCGGGCCATTGATTGGCTACGTCTGCTGTTGCCCACGCCGGTAGCCGATGCGACGTGCAGGTACTGATGACGGCATGCAACGCGTCAGGCGTTGGGCAATGCCGCACGATGAAATTTAGGGTTGCGCCGTATTGGCGCTTGAGGTGCCGGCGCGCACTTTTCCAAGTGGCATCGACAGCCGCTTTGGTGATGTCCATGCGGAGCGCCACGCAGTTGAGGAAGTGCAGCACCGGGTACGCGCCGAGCAGATAACCAGCGGGATCACGGAGGATGTCTAGCGACAGGTCCTTACGATTGGACGCCTTGAACTGCGCCTCATAGCGCACCCACGGCGATTCCTTGTCGCCCTGTTCCCTGCCCTTCTCATACACACGCAACTGCTTTTCAGACTTCTTCGTACCAACGTACAGGGTCTTGCCGTCACCACTGTCGTAGTCGTCAATCAGCTGCGCCTTGGGGCGCTGCCCACGGTTGTCGAACTCGCCATCCGAATACCACGTCTGCGCGAGTTTCAGCGGGTATTTGCCAAGCAGATCGTCGGCAGCGGTATCAACACGGGTCAATCGTCCAGCGCAGCTTTCGAGCTTCGCTCGAAGCTCCAGCCACCGCTTCGCATGGCCGCAGCGCGCTGCGCTCACCATCGCACACCCGGCCCCGGTCAACTCGATGCGAGCCGTGTAGGTGCCATCCTTGCGCCGACACTCTTCGCCGCCGAACTCGATGATACCCACGTGCTTGCCTTCGCGGTCCAGCACACGCACGCGCCAAGTGTAGAACTTGCCAGGGCCTGCATGATTGTCCAACTCCATGCCGAGGCCGGCGAAGAAGAACGTGAAAAGGTTGATGGCGATGACAAGCGCGTTATCAGCGCATGCATCGGACCACTGGCGCACCTCTTCGGCGTCGTCGCGGTCGAGGTATCCGACCTGGCGCAGAACAGCGAACAAATCTACAGAGGCAGAAAACCAATCGATGATCACCGTGAGGGTGCCATCACTGTTCCTGAATTCACTGACTCCCCTGTTAGACGAGGGGAGTCCCGCTTCCCGCGATCCGTCAGCCATGCGCGAACTCCTGCTGTACGATCCAGGCACACTCAGACCGAGACACGAAGATGCCGAAATCACCAGCAGTGACGATGGAACAGCTAGGCGCGCTAATCGATGCGTTCGCTACAATAAATGCGGTCATGTTCAATGCCCTTGCTTCAAGCGGACAAAGCGATGCCGCGCTTCAAGTACTAGACCGCGTTGCGACGATGAGCGATTCGGAAGATCCGCTCGATTGTCTGCGCGGTGATGTTGCGAAGCTGACGGCTGAGACGATTCGGAAACTGAGAGGAGATGGCGAAGGGTCTGGCCGTATTGGTCTTGCAGCGATGACCTAATTGGATGATTACCATGTGCGTAGAACTCCACCGCAGCGGCTTCACAGGCACGAGCGGCACGGCGTGAGGCGTGCACGCTCTGCTCTACCAGTCGGCCAGCACGGCGCACAGTCAAGAGGAACTGCCGAGTGCGGCGTCCACCGATCACAATGTGATAGCTGTCGATATGGGAAACGACGACGGCGCTCATGGCATCACGTCCATTTCGCTTTCAGCGCTACAAATCGTGACGCGTCGCGAAATAGTGGGCGCGACCAGGGAAACGTAGCTTTCGATGATGAAGACCTGTTCGCGGTGTGCGCGCAGCGCAGCTTCGGCCCGACGATCCAGAATCCAGGCGACCAATCGGGCAAGGCCGATGATCGCGGTCAGCGCGGAAGCGCCGATCAGTGCAAGTGCGTTTGTGTCCATGAAGCCCCTATCCCCTGCCCCTTGACGCGGACCCCGGAGGGGAGCCGGGGGCGCGATGTCCTAAGGCATAGGACATGAGGCGCATGTAACATGAGTGGTGACACTTCTGTCAAACGGTATATTAAGTGAACACAATTAACAGATTGCTTGACAACGCCCGCAAAGCGTGTTCGCGGGACTCAGACAACGCCATTGCGATATCACTGGGTGTGTCGAGGAATTCGGTATCCGTTTGGCGAAAAGGCGGCAAGATCACTGACGCTCATTTGATGGCGCTAATTGACCTCGCGCAGGCAGATCCGGCACTGGCAGTGAAGGTGCGGGAAGAAGAAGCCGGATCAGCAGTTGAGCGAAAGGCTTGGAGTGCGCTGTGGGACAGACTGTCCCCGGTCACTACGGTGGTCGGGGCGATGGTGCTAGCAGTGGCACTGACGCCAACGACGATGAAGGCGAAAACCATTGAAATCAATGGCTTGCACGAGTCGAGTGCGCATAGTCTGTATATTATGTCAAGATTCTGCTAGCACTGCTCGCTGCTGTTATCACGCGACCCTGGCGACGATGGCCCGCCGAATGTAGATCGGCACATGCGTAATGAGAGCCTGCGCCTCGCTGGTGATCACGAACTGGCGCAGAGTGAAGAAGGTACGTCAGATACCTATGTCCCGTTTGCACACTTCTGCGTTGCGGCACATCGAAACGTAAACCGCCGTAGCAGAACCGAGCACAACCACTGGCGAGCGCGAACCGGTTCCCGCAGGCTGCGCGCCTCGCGGCTTGCGCCATGCCGGGTCAAGTGTGGCACGCAGCCAATTTTATGCACTACATCAGGGACATCCGATGAATCTCTCTCTGCACCATCGTGGCGATCGCCGTTGCCGCCTGCGTGCCACCCTGCACCGCCGTGGCCGCTGACTGGTACGTCTCACCCACCGGCAACGACGGCAATCCCGACACTCTCGCTGCCCCCTTTGCCAGCGTGATGGCCGCGCAGGCTGCCGCGTCCACTGGCGATACCGTCTACCTTCGCGGCGGCACCTATCGCCTGACCAGCGCCGACATCAGCGTGGTGCGGCAGCCCTACGTCGTGGTCAATGAGATCACCAAGCCCGGCATCGCCTATGTCAACGTCGCCAACGAGCGGCCGGTCTCTGCGGTGACGCCCACCGGCCTGCGCGTGGCCGCATTCCGGGTGGCCAGCGACAACTGCGTCTTTCGCGGATTCGAGCTGGTGGGTGTGCCGATCACCATTGCAGACCGCCTGACCCAGTCCGAAGCATTCCGCGTTGACCGCGGCAACGGCAACCTGTTCGAGAATCTGGCGATCCACGACGGCCAGGCGATCGGCTGGTACCTGGTTTCGGGCAGCGACAACCTGGTACACAACGTCGATGCCTATAACAACCGTGGACTCAATGCCTTTTCCGATGGAAATATCGACGGTTTCAGCGTGCACCCGACGCTTGCGGGAAGCACCGGAAACCTCATCGAAGGCAGCCGCGCATGGTTCAACAGCGGCGATGGCTTCGACCTGATCAATGCCGCTGCCGCAGTCACCCTGCAACACAACTGGTCGTTCTACAACGGGTACGACAGCGCATTCACCCCGCTGGGCAATGGCGCAGGCTTCAAGGCAGGCGGCTACGGCCGCAACGGAAGCGATTATCCCAAGCCGGTACCGCGCCATATCGTGCAGTTCAATCTGGCAGTGGGCAATCGATCCAACGGCCTCTACGCCAATCACCACATAGGTGGGCAGGAGTGGATCAACTGGCGACCTGTCCCCTGTAGCGTTTGA